GAAGAGCAAGACAAGCTACTGCACTGTGAACCAAAAAAAGGGCCAAGAGCAGATGAAAGCATTGCAATAGAAAAACAAAAAAATGCTAACGTCCGGAATACGCGAGAGGTAGAGGGGTTTAATATTGAAGGTGAAGCAAAAACACCGTATGGAAAACGCGTTGAGAACACTATAGACAAATCAGTTATTCCCGTACAACTACAAGACATTGGCCGAGAGTTTCAAATCCCCCCAAGCTTAGTAAAGTTTTTAGAAACCAACCCTGAAAAACGGGCCAGCGAACTTGCTTCAATGACAGATAAGAGGTTAAAACTTTCTGAGTTGCGTAACGACATGTTGAGGATTCGACAAATAGGACCGGAATACTCAGCCTATGGACAACCCCCTGCTGTGGTGCCTAAGGAATTTAGTCTTCCAGATGAGCTTTTACCAAGGTTTAATCTTGCAGAAGTTTCTAATCGTGTGGCTCGATTTACAAGATGGGAAGATGAGACTAGAGCACGCATGGCTACGTCAGCTTTGCGTGAAGACCCACGACTGACAAGAAATTCTTTGCAAGACGGAAAATACGTAGGTGTTGCGCTTCCCGATCCAGTAAATCATCCGGAGTTCAAGGCTTTGATTACTGATGCGGGTTGTGATGGGGGATGGTGCACGGCACAAGAACAGTATGCTTTAAGCTACGGAAGTGGAAAAAGCCAACTGCATGTAATAGTTACCGGATCAAAAAATGCAAGACCTGTAGCTCAAATCAGTGTAGAAGAAATAGGAAAAGGCTTGGATGGAAACCCAACATACTCTATCACTGACATAAAAGAAAAAGGGGACACGGAGAACTTTCTGACCAATCCCGCACTTCCCGCTATTCAAGAACAAATTAAATTGCTTGAAAATCAGTACGGTGGTTTTAGGGGAATCCATGCGCTTGATAAATTGGGAATGACAGAAATTCCAAAAAGCTCTCCAGTATGGCTGTCAAAATACCTACCCTTGTCGCAAGCATTGGATCTAACAAACACTTTCAGAGAGATTAGAAAAGAAGCCATTAGACTAAATGACGGTTCTCAATACGTAATAGGTAAACAGAGCGATACCAACAATCTTCTTGAAGAGGCGGTTGAAAATCTTTTTGGCCCACAACAACGTGCAACTGGTGGTATGGTAGAACGTCAACCCAGCACTGCTAGATATATTTAAGGACACAACATGCCCATCGAAAAACGCATCACAGGCGATGACTACCCCGACGCAGGGATAGATATTGAAGTCGAGTCCCAAGAAGCACCTGAGGATTTGCCTGATGTAGAGATTCAATTTGACTCCGAAACAGGCGATTTGCTGGTCAACATCGGCAAGGAAGACGATGAGGATGTGCCCTTTGATGCCAATCTGGCCGATGTCATTGACACCGATGTGTTGGGCAAGATCAGCGGCGACTTGATGTTGTTGTTTGATGCTGACCGTTCTTCACGCAAGGATTGGGAAGACCAGTACAGCAAGGGTATCAAGCTCTTGGGCTTCACCATGGAAGAGCGCACCAAGCCATTCAAGGGTGCAAGCGGCGTGAGCCACCCCCTGTTGACCGAGAGCATTGTCCAATTCCAATCCACTGCACTGAAGGAACTCTTGCCTGCTGAAGGACCTGTGCGCACACAGGTAATGGGCAAGGAAACACGCGAGAAGCTCATGCAAGCCGACCGCGTTCGTGACTTCATGAACTACCAAATTACTTCGGTGATGGAAGAGTACACCCCTGACTTTGATCAGCTTCTGTTCTACACCGGCTACGGCGGCTCAACCTTTAAGAAGGTCTACTACGACGAAAACAAAGGTCGCATGACCAGCGCCTTGGTCCTGCCTGACAACTTGTATATCCCGTACTGGGGCAGCTCTGTCATGAGCGAATGCGAGCGCATCATCCACCGCGTTCCGATGACCACCAACGACTACAAGAAAGCAGTTGTCCGTGGTCAATACTTGGATGAAGCCCAGCCCCAATCCCTGAACGACAACGGCCAAAGCACGATCAAGAAGGCTGTTGACAAGGCCATGGGTATGTCACCCAATGCCGAGGAAGAAGAGATCAGCCTGCTTGAGTTCCAGTTGGATTACGACTTGGAAGGCTTTGAGCACAAAGATGAGGACGGAGAAGTCACAGGTATTGCTCTGCCCTACATCATTACCTTGGATGAGAACACCGGTGACGTTGTTGGTATCCGCCGCAACTGGAGAGAGGGCGACAAGCTCTTTAGACGCAGACAATACTACGTGCACTACCGCTTGGTCCAAGGACCCGGAGCCTATGGCCTTGGCTTCTTGCACTTGGTTGGCAACCTGTCCAAAACTGCTACTGCTGCACTGCAACAATTACTTGATGCCGGTACGTTGGTGAACTTGCCAGCGGGCTTTAAGGCCAAGGGCGCACGGATCATGAACGATGACGTGCCAATCCAGCCGGGGGAATGGCGTGACATGGATGCAGGCGGCATGGAGCTGCAATCATCCTTGCTGCCCCTGCCTTACAAGGAGCCCAGCCAAACGCTCATGGCGTTGCTTGGATTCTGTGTGCAGGCCGGTCAACGCATGGCCAGCATCTCTGACATGCAAGTTGGCGACAGCAATCAAAACGCTGCTGTGGGAACGACGATTGCTTTGCTCGAGAAGGGCAGCGCGGTCATGTCGGCCATCCACAAGCGGTTGCACTACAGCCAAAAGCTGGAGTTTCAACTGCTCGCCAAGGGCTTTGCTGAATACCTGCCCGACGAGTACCCATACGATGTTCCCGGTGAGAGCCGCACCATCAAACGGTCAGACTTTGATGACCGTATCGATGTGCTGCCTGTTTCTGACCCCAACATCTTCTCTGTTGCTCAGCGTATCACCATGGCGCAGACCCAGTTGCAACTGGCTCAAAGCGCACCGCAGATGCACAACATGTACGAGGCCTATCGCCGTATGTACCAAGCGATTGGTGTGCGCGACATCGATCAGATCCTCAATACGCAGAACGTGGACAAGCCCAAAGATCCTGCAAGCGAAAATGGTCAAGCATTGGACGGCTCACCCCTCAAAGCATTTGCTGGCCAGCAGCATGATGCACACATCATGACGCACATCCTGTTTGGTATGTCTCCCATGATGCAAGGCATGCCCAATGTCGCTGTTAATTTACAAAAGCACATCTTTGAGCACATTCGCTTAAAGGCCGAAGAGGATACGGAAGCCGAATTGTTCAAGCAATACGGCACGGACCCCGAAGGATCAATCTCTGCATTGCAGCGCGAAGCAATGATTGCTACAAAGGTGGCCCAAGGCTTCCAAGAGGTCAAGCAGTTGCAAGAGAAACTGTCTGGCAATCAGGAAGATCCCCTCATTGCGCTGAAGAAGCAAGAGCTGGAGCAGTCCGCAAAGAATGATCAAGCCAAGCTTGGCGTGGATCAGGCTAAGTTGCAGCTCTCCCAACAGAAAGAACAGGCGGATCAGCAAGAAAGCCAAGCTAAGTTGCTGTTGTCTGCCCAGAAAATGCAGGCAGACATGGCCAAAATGGCAAACCAAGGAGCAAATAATGCGCAATAAACCCAAAGTCATGCCAAAAATGGCACAGAAAACAAAGAAACGTGTGCCAAAAGCACCCCCAAGCGGTAAAAACCCGCCCGGAGTGACCTACGTTTACAGAAAAGATGCTTTCAACAAGGTAAAAATCGCGTAATTTGTCGTATGATGTGAGTACACCCTTCGGACAGGGGCCTAAACTGTCTGCTTCATTGGAGTAATCCATGCTTGAATTTGCAGAAACCGTTCTATCTTCCGTTCGTCGCCTCCAAAGGGAGACGCATGAGTCGATTTTGAGCGGAGGAATACGTGACATGGAGCAGTACAGGTTCCTGATGGGCCGTCTCGAAGGGTTTCGGTTTGTTGAAGAGGCAGTAAAAGAGCTTCTCAACAAAAATCCCAATCTTTGAGGACCATACATGACAGAAGTTACTGCACTGGAACAGAAATGGGCACAAGAAGCGGAAGACGAAGCCGCTCAGGCGGCATCAAATGCCGTGGCAGACGCAGCAGCGTCCGCAGCAGCCCGAAAAGACCACGACGAACAGGTAGCAAACATCAGGGAGCATCTCCCCAAGGCCACCGGCTGGCGCTTGATTGTTTTACCTTACCGTGGGGCACGCAAAACCAAGGGCGGCATTGAATTGTCGGACCAAACCCTTGAGCGTCAGCAACTCACAACCACTTGTGCATATGTTTTGTCTGTTGGGCCCTTGGCCTACAAAGACGAAGCCAAATTCCCCACCGGCCCTTGGTGCAAGGAGGGGGATTGGATCATTTTTGGCCGCTACGCGGGTGCGCGTATGGCCATTGACGGTGGAGAGATCCGGATTCTCAACGATGACGAGATCTTGGCCACCATAAACGACCCAGAAGACATTCTGCACATGTGAGGTAATCAATGGCAACAATGACAGTACCAGACAATCAACTGGAATTTGATCTAGGCGAAAACGAAACCGCCACAGACATCTCCATCGCCGAGGATGGCAAGGCACAAATCGCCGAACCCCCTCAAGCCCCTGACGTTGTCGAGGAATCCAACCAATCCCACCGGGAAGAACTGGAAACCGTCAGCGATGCAGTGCAAAAACGCATCTCCAAGCTGACCGCCCGCATGCGCGAAGCCGAACGCCGCGAGCAGGCTGCCATCGAGTACGCCAAGGGCTTGCAAACACAGACCCAAACGCTTCAGCAAAAGCTTGTCCACACGGACTACAGCCGCTTGAATGAAGCCAAGACCCGTCTGGAGACCCAGCAAACCACGCTCAAGGCCATCATCCGCAAAGCCCGCGAAGAAGGTGACATTGACACCGAAACCGAAGCCCAACAGCGCCTGACAGACCTCGTTTACGAGCAGCGTCAAGTGGCCGGTTGGTTGCAGGAGCAGGGTCAGCAGGTTGAGACCTACCGCCAGCAGCCAGCGCCCCAGCAGGCACAGCAGCAGTACCAACAGCCTGCCCAGCAGCAAGCCCGTCCAAGCCCACAGGCTGAAGACTGGGCCGAGCGCAACCCTTGGTTTGGCCAAGACCGCATGCTGACCTACGCTGCTTGGGGAATCCACGAAACATTGGTAAGCCAAGAAGGTGTTGACCCCAATTCGGATGAATACTATACTGAACTGGATCGTAGACTCCGTACAGAGTTTCCGAACCGTTTTCAGAGCGAAAGCTCTGCCCAACCTTCCAGACAACAGCGTTCCGCACCCGCTGTTGCACCTGCAACCCGTAGTTCGGGAATCAACAATGTGCGCCGTACTGTCCGGCTGTCGCCGAGTCAGGTTGCCATCGCAAAGAAACTGGGTGTTCCTATCGAGGAATACGCCAAGTACGTTAAGGAGTAATCATGAGCGAAAAAATCACAATCGATAGAGCTTCCCGTACGGCTTCAACCCGTGAAAAGGAAGAGCGTCGCAAGCCATGGAGACCACCTTCACGCTTGGATACACCACCGCCTCCTGAGGGGTATGGATACCGTTGGATTCGTGCAGAAGTCAACGGTTTCTTGGATAAGCAAAACGTCTATAGCAGCATGCGCGAAGGTTATGAGCTTGTGCGCTTGGAAGATGTTCCTGAGGAATATCAAAACATGCTTCCTACCGTTGAGGATGGAAAGC